AATTTGTTTGATCTTCTGATCAATTTGCTGGACCAAAAGATCCAGCGCTTGTTTAGTTTGATACATCAGTCACCTTTCTTTGGTCTCTGCTGTTGTTTAGCCCTTACTTCGGCTTGTAATTGAGCAATTTCTCTCTGGTTAGCCAACATCATTTGATGCTTCTGCATGTCCATGCCTGTTGAGAAGCCAGCCTGCTCATGTACGTGATCACGTTGCTGTTTATCAGCTTGCGCCTTCATCGCAATCTTCACGCCTTCAGTCTCTTGCTGCGCATTGATACGCTCGCGCTCGATCTGGAGCTGTGCTTGCTTGAGCATGACGTCAGCCTGATCTTTAGCTGCCTTGCGCTGCTGCTCTTGTGCCTTAATCTGAAGCTCTTGCTGCTGCAACTGGATGAGCGGGTCTTGTGCCATCTGCTGGTTCTTCTGCTGCTGAGCTTCTTGCTGATGTTGTTGCAAGATCTGTTGTGCAGCCTGCGCAGCCATCTGAGACACCTGAACCTCCATCTCTGGAGACATCTGGATTTCATCCGCATCCTCGTTGTATGGCGGCAAGGTCTGACCCATCGTCTGCTCGATCTGCTTACGCATCTCCATACCTAAGTGCTCGGCAATGTGCGCTGAACCCGCAGCCATAAGCTGCTGCGCCATCTGAGGACTTTGAGCCAACATCTGTTGAATCTTAGGATCTTGAGCCATAGCCATGTGAACAGCGATGTGTGCTTTATGGTCTTGGTAAATAAACGCCTTGACAGGCTTGTTCATCAGCAAGTTCTGGTTCTCTGTGACAGGGTCACGAGGTTTCATATCATCACTGATGGGCACAAGCTTCTGGTAGTTCTTGATGCCAAGCACCTCTAACATCTGGCGATGCAAGAGTGGTAAGTCATACAACTGCGGTGCAGTCTGCGCCAACTGGAGGGCCGCCTGATACTGAACAACTTTCTGCGCCATCGTCGCAGCGTTGGGGTCGCTCACTGGGATGATGTCGACCATGTCATAGTCAGACTGCTTGGCACGACGACCGCCTTCTTCTGGCTCGTAGCTGTACGTTGGCGGAGTGTAGTCACGGATGATATTTTTTAAGAGCTTGAACTCTTGTTTCATCGAGTAGTGGATGCGTGACTGAACAGCGCTCATCGTTTTGAGCTGACGCTCAAGGATGGCTAGTGTCGTGCCTACGGGAGCCTGTGCTGACATGTCCGACGTCTGCAACTCAACAGCGCCAGCAAATTTGCGACCTTCATCAATAATCTGATTGAGCAGCGCCGCTAAGACCTGTGAAGGCTCCTTGTATGGCAGAGGCATGATGTTGTCACGCATATTGCCGCTTGGCACGTCCATGTCGCGCCACTCGCCTGGGGAGATAGGGGTATCGTCACCTTTGGAGCGGAGTCCTCTGGTTTTAAATCCACCGGGGAGGTTTGCCAAAGTTCCAGCATCAACCAACTGACGAAGAATAGAAGTACCAGATTTAGCAAAAGCACCAATGAGGTGAACAAGGCCAAAATTGTAAAAACCAAAACCGGGAATGTAACCGTAATGGACGAAGTGCGTGCGCTTTTGGCAGAGTTCGTCATCCGGCTCCCAGTTGCGCCTGATTGCAAGGACGTTTGTTGTGCCCTTCTCAATCGTAACAATGTAAGGGAGCGCGATACCTGTCTTTTTGCCATCATCTTCGTGCTCATAACCTTTGAGGTCTAGATCGACCTGCATCTCCAGTAGTTTGAATCGGTCATCCTGCGTTGCTCGAAAGCCCATCTTCTCCGCAATGCGTTTCTCTACTTCGTCCATCGTCTGAGTAGGCTCTCCCAGATCAATGTCACGATAGAAGCCCTCATGCTGCAGACGCTTCAAGTCATTCTTGTTTTTACGCATCACATGAGTAATACGCTCCGCATCTGCAAGACTCGATGCACCGTATGGCACAAGCACATCTTCTGCTGGCGCATAGATAGACACCTGACGATCAAGAGCAGGATCGAAATACACTTTCTTGAACGCGTTACCAGCAAGGCCCAAGCCCCAGAGCATGCGCTCGTGTTCAGGACGGTACTCTTTCATCACGTCAGTCAGCTGATAGTTCATATCTTCTTGAACTCGCTCTGCTGCGTCTTTCTTCTCAGGGGTTTCTTTGCCGATGATCTTAGTCTTGACAGGTCCCGCCGCAGGGAACGTCTCCATCATGGTCTCAGCCTGAAACTTCACAACAGCTTCAGTCAGTAAGGGGTGATACACGCCGCAGGCTCCTGGCCAAGGCTCTGTTCTCTCCTCCATCTTCAAGCCTAGCAACTCAAGGCCATCAACGTAGGTTTGTATCCAGTCTTTGCGGGCAGATACATCAGACTCAAAATCACCGATCAACTCACTAGCAAGTGAGGAAAGAACATCTTCAGGGATATCCTCAGCTAAGTTCTTACTAAACTCATCGTCGTCTTCTGTTTTCTCAATCTCGATCTCGGTATCCCCCATATCTATGCGTACTGACTCAGGGTCCTCAATCTCGATCTCGATCGGCTCTTCTTCAACCCCCAGTTGGTCTATGCCCTGAGGGGCTCCATACAAAGCCTTATCCATATTTGTCGCCATGATGTATCCTTAATAATACGCAGCTTTTTTGCGGTATTGACGTAAAAAATTATCTTCCGGCTCGTCTGACGGAAGTCGTAAAAACCCACCCTGACGGAATCTTAACAGCGCAAGCGTTGTGGAGTCCACCAAGTCGTCGTTAGTGCCAGCAGGGAAGTCGTTGCACTCTTCTATTACTTCCTTAGCCCACCTACGATCAGGCGCAAACACAATGCCAGACGCAAATAAGTCAGACACCGCATTCACACGCGCTATTTTGTCTTGTCCTTTGCCCGGAGTAAACTCCCCTACAGGCACGCCCATGCGCCTAAACTCTTGATACAGCGCCGATCCGTTGGATTTCTTCTCCACCATGAACGCATCAGGCTGCCACTCCTTGTATTCTTCTAGCACCATCTTCTTAAGCTCTGGGTACTCCATCCTTTTCTTGATGGCGTTGAGCAAAATGATGCAAAAGTTCTGTGTTTCCTCGTTAAAAAACACACCCCACGTCGTCAAAGCGTTATAGTCAGCCCTATTGGTAGCTTCCTGAGCCGCATCAAGAGACATAATAGTGAACTCGCAATCGGGAGGGGTTTCTTTGTCCCAAATTTGCCACCATTCCCTCTTAATTAGCGCGCCTTCCTCAGAAGTGGGCTTCTGCATGTACTGAGCGTTCCAATACCGGATGTCCAGAGCAGCTTTCTTAGCTAACAACTCCTCAACATCCCAGAATTCTGGCCAAAGTGCTTCGCCATCGTCCTTAATTGCAGGAAACTCAACAACTTCCCACGAATCTACGTCTTCATTACGTTCAGTTTGCTGAACAATCATGCCTGTCAAGTCCAATTTGGACCAACGAGTCATCACAATAATAATAGCGCCTCCCGGCATAAGACGCTGGAGAGGGCCAGACTGGAACCATTCCCAAGCAGGTAGGAAAACATCAGGTCGTCCGGTCTTGGCTTCTTGTTCTGAGTGGGGATCATCGATAATAAACAAGTCTGCACCACGACCAGCCAAAGCACCGCCAACACCAATAGCAAAATATTCTCCATTGAAGTTTGTCCCCCATCTTGATGCAGATTTAGAGTCCGATTGGAGCTCTACTTGTGGAAATATGCCCTTATAAGCTTCCGATCCAACGAGGTTACGCACACGACGGCCAAAGTTAACAGCCAGATCCGCCGTGTGAGAGCCCATAATAATCTTTTTCTGTGGGTACTTACCCAAGAACCACGCTGGTGCAAGATAGGATATGAGCTCAGACTTACCGTGTCGTGGAGCAATATTAACAATGACGCGTTTTTTCTTGCCAGCAGCAATATCTTCAAAGATTTGAATAAGTTTAAGGTGGTGGGGTCCCACTTTATATCCTGGGTAGACGTGCTGGATGAAGTCAAGAAAGCTCTCTTTACCCAAAGTCTGTGTCATCTGGGCTTCGTATTGTTTTAAAAGTTCGAGCGTGCGTCTTTTCTGCTTGTCAGGCATAGCTGGCAAGGCTTGTCGTAGCTTGAAGATAGCTTCAGGCGTCAGTTTTTGCATCGTTTTTTATAACTTCGCGGGCTTCTACGTCAATGACCTTACCTTCGAGGCTTTGTAAGGTTTCTAGCAGCTCTTTTTCTACCTCTTCGGCAGATAAAATCTTATGTGTAACCTCTGAGCGTTTCTTAAATGCATCTACGCCGTCTACCTCACCTAGTTTAGATAGTGCGGCAACCCTTACTTTAGGGTCGCGGGCGTTCTCTACCTCGGCAACAAGCTTATTTACTACATACATTTTTAAATCAGACAGCTCATCTACGATAGAGACGTTCATCTGAGCGACCATTCCTGCAAGGAAGGCTAATGTTTCGTTGGGGTAGTTGGCAAACTCGGGTCTGTGGGCGGGGTCAGAGGCCATCTGACGAGCTAGTTCTGTAGCTTGTGCAGCGTTTTCTTTGGTTGGGGAGAGTTCTTGACCAGTCAAGTCTGACATTAACTTGATGACATTGGCTCGCATCTGCAGTTCTTCGGCAGGCGACAGCTCTGGGAACGCCTCTTTAGCGTTCTGTGGCAGAGGAATGTTTTCCTCAATATTTGGCACTATTTGATCCATGTCAGCGAAGGCTCCTTCGGCAGTTGTGGCAAATGTAACACATAAATATATCTTTGTGCAAGGGGGAGGTTTGGGTCCCATGACGGGGGGTGTCCAAGAAGTCCAAAGATTGCCGGTCGTGTGTAATTTGGACAGGGGGTGGGGTGTGTTTCGGAGTACCCGGCATGTGTAATTCGCGTTGAGATTTGGAAAAATGTGGGGTTATTTGTGCGTGTTAGGGGGTATGGGGTATGCGGGGGGACCCATTGACAGGCTTGGGGGGTGGGGGGATGGGGGGTGTCCCCAGCCAAACTTTACTTATGCCCCCCTCCCACACATACTGTACCCAATGCAACACGGTTGTGGTTGCAGATTCTCTTGAAAGGAGACTGACATGTACACAGTAAATGTACGTTGGGGTGAGTTGGTTAAGACTCATCGGGCTTGGACACTTAGCAGTGCCAAGCAGTGGATGTATGCATATCCTAACAAGGATGTGTTTGCAAAGGTGACCAACATCTTTGGTCAGACAGTAGCAGTTCGCTACAAGCGGTAACACGAGGGGCTTCGGCCCCTCTCTTAAGGAGAGCAACATGGATAAGTATCTACTTCGCGTCATTGACGCATTGGTGTGGTTCATCATTGGGATGACCATGATGGCACGGTTCTACTGTATCAAGTACAACATAACAGGTGCCGACTACATCGGATGGGACACAGTTGCAATAGTAGTCGGCGGTGTCCTGTGTATGCGTTGGGTTGTGTCGTTAGACCCATCGTTCAAGAACAACTGATGAGGCTTTAGTAGCCGAAACCGCAGGGATGCGGTCTTGTTCATTAACAAAGGAGAGACAGTATGTATGCAATAGATTTGCATTGGGATGTCGCAATGACATTGGAAGAGTGCAAGCAGGACAATATCCCCTGCGAGTTCTTAGGTATTGGCAACGTAGATGAAGATAACCCAGGGTCTGCCATCTACCCAAGATACAAGATGGAGCTTGATGGTTTCATCCTAACTGATCTGCCACATAACGAAGTCTACATTCGTTGCATGGAGACAGGCGAAGCAGGTGTGTTTAGTCGCCCTGCTTATTACAACCGAGGCGGTTACACAATCGCTGAGTTCTTTGCAAAGAACTTTTAACCAACGGGGCTTCGGCCCCTTTCTTAAGGAGAGAGCATGTTCTATACGATGCATGTGCGAGTCGGTAATGAGATTCGCATGGGTTACTTCTTCTTGTCATTCAAGAAGCCGTACTACATCAGCCGCAAGGTTGTAGGTTATCTATGACAGTCGGGCAATCTAACATCTGGCGGATGCATGTCCGCCAAGCGTTAGTGGAGGCGGTCAAGGACCGCCGTCCATTTAGCCCACTAACATACGAAGCGGAACAGCGGAGACGCGATCGCTTGCAGGTACAACGCGCAACGTTCTGCGCGAAGCTCGACGGCTTTGAGTTCAGCAGACTCAAGCGCTAATCAGGGGGAGCTACGGCTCCCTTTGATACCAGTTATTTTCCGTCGCGCGTATGAGTGCGTGCGAGTCACAAGATCGCTAGATAGTGACCCACTCCCCCGTGAAAGTTTACTTTAGACCCTCCACTAGCGTAAGGTGTATTTACTGAGTCAGCAATTCAGCCCTCAGTATTTCTCAAACCGTTCATTCTTATGGAGATTTGAACATGGCAAAATCAGCCGCAAAAGCCGTGGAATCCGCCACGCAACCCGCCTTCACTTCTTTGAAGGATTCAGCCTTCCAACAAGCGGGAGCCGCTCAGACTCTCGAAGACGTAGCCCGCTACGTTTTGGGCAACGTTAAAGACTTTCCTAAAGAAGTCCCAACTGAAGCCAAAGACGCTTTATACGATGGATATCGTATGAAGTTCAATTTGTTGAAGCCCGCGGTAATTTACGCGGTTATCAATGATCATTACATTCGAGCCACGCCTGAGCATATGAAGGCCGATAACGTGGAGAAAGTAGAGATTGGTGTAGCGTACGCTTACTCTTACTCAGCACAAGAATTTGGTAAGTTGGCCAACACCAACCCAGCCCTCCACTCTCTTATTAAAGAGATTAGAGAAAAGTGTTCTACTTATTGCTCGAATCGACTGGGCGACTTGAAAAGAGCCGCCACTAAGATTCTCAATGAGGGACAAGAACGCAAGCGTACCGCCAACAAGAACTTCGATGAGTTTGTCGAAGATTGGTTTAAAGAAACCGCTCCAACTAGGCTGATATCAGCTAGAAGTCGTAATGACGCTACGGCTGACGAGAAACGTTGGAATGAAGCCAAAGTCGCCTTTATGGTGAAGTGGAAACACTCCGAAGCTAAGTAATTAGCTAGCCAACCCCGCAGATCGCAAGGTCTGCGGGGTTTTAACTTTAGGAACAATTATGTACCCGATTAAAAACCCAACTAAAGACACAATTGAAAACCTAGAACATGAAGTAATGACTGTAATAGGTGAAGCAATGAATAAAATCCTAGACAATGGGGATCGGCCTGATAAGCGTGTAACCGCTATCATAGGATTAAATCAAGCAATGCAATCTGTCTTAAAACAGTTAGACAAGATTTGTGATTCGATTCCCACTTCGCATTGATACCAACCCCGTAGGCCGCAAGGTCTGCGGGGTTTTTTTCGCCTGCTTTTTTGAAACCAGTTATTTTCTGTCGCGCGCGGGAGTGCGTGCGTGGCTCACAACACCCTTAAATAGTGTCCCATTCCCCAGTGAAACTTTACTTAAGATCCCACATCTGTCAATATAAACCATCGTTTAGAAAACACCTAAGCGATATTTCATTAACTTTTTAGGAGAGACAAATGTCTACCATTACATCATTGAAAGATCTGGGTTATCAACAGGCAGGCACAGGTGATAGCCTAGACAGTCAGGCAGAATATGCCTTGGCACACATCTCAGGTTTTCCAGAGGACATCTCAAGCGAAGCAAGGGAAATGCTTTATGAGGGTTATCGTCAACGGAAAAGTGAGAAAAACCCTGCCAAGGTCTATGCCATTGTGAATGACCATTACATACTTGCAACACCCGAGCAGATCAAAAATGCAAAGGTTGAAAAGGTTGAAATCGGTGTGGCTTATGCCTTTGCCTTTTCCAGTCAGGAATTTGGCAAGCTCAAAAATACAAACCCTGCCTTGCATGGCATCGTAAAGGGTATTAGAGAGGATGTCGCAGATTACTGTTCTAACCGATTAGGTGATCTGAAAAGGGCTTGCAAGAAAATACTTGCCAAGCGAAACGGCAACACCACAACACGCACCACATTAGATTTTGTTGAATCGATGTCCAAGACATTCGAAGCTCAAGAGAAATCAGTCAAGGTGAAACAGACCAAGGGTGATACAACAGCAAACAGCGCAAAGTTTGCCCTTGCTGTAAAAGCATTCTGGACGACATACAACAAATAATGTTGTGACCAAGCCCACATGGTTTTCCATGTGGGTTTTTTTTCGCCTGTTATTTTGAAACCAGTTATTTTTCGACGCGCGCGAGAGGGCGCGCATGGCGTGGACAAGGTCGTTAATTAGTATCCCACGTATGCGTGGAATTCGTTGTATCGCCTACCGTTTTCAGAAATGACAGGGCTAGTGTGGTGTACTGGGCCCGCGGAGTTGTACCATGTATCGATTCTGAAAACGGTAGATGATAGAGCTTTGGTTTTGTTCTATTTTTTCGTAGAACAAAGTGCCGTTAGTGTACTAGTAATAGAACAGAAAATGTGAGTATCCATGCGGGTTGCGAGCATTCTGTTCTAATGTTCTACGTTTTTTGGAGGGGATGGGTGTTTTTGGCAAAAAGTGTTCGGGCAAGACCTTCTCAGCCTGTGCAAAGCCATAACCACAAAAATTGCAAAAAAGAGGAGCATATACCCTTTTTTCGTAGAACATTAGAACATTTATATATTTTATTAAATAAAACATAATAAAAACAACGACTTAGCCACACCAAACCCCCCAATTTCCGTTCTAAAAGCATAGTTTCAAAAATAGAACAAACCAGAACATTAGAACAAGATTTCCAAACTACTTTTTTTATTAACTGCTTGACTCATATGTCAAGTTATGTTATACTGGAGTCTGGGTCGGGAGGTAGATACCAAGCGGCCCTAATTAGCATCCCACGCATCCGTGGGTTTTGTTTCAACCAATCGGTGTCCTTTGCAGGAACCACAAGGAGAGAGAAATGATAGTTTCGTTTATGACTGCATTACCTGAGAAGCAGGTAGACCCAACAGCATGGTTGCAGGCTTTGCCCCGACCCATGCGCAAAACCTTGCGCCTGACCAAACCCCGTCAACGCAATGTCAACACCCACGATGGCGTGGATGACTATTTGGCGATGGACTGCAGGGATGAGTTCTACCTGACTCAGAACACAGTAAACCACGACCCACTGCACGATGAGTTCGGAGACATTGACGACGAGTATGAAGGTCTGACCATCACCGAGCCTATGAACGAGGTTGATACATTCAACTATCTCACAGGTTACGACATCATCTAATCACAAATTGCATTAACGGCCCACCACTGCGTGGGTCTTTATCTAGGAGATCATTATGGGAAAAGTTAAAGCGCATTTCTTTGACGACATCAAAGAGGTTGCACCAAAGCAACAGATCGAACAAGCCGAACGCAAGATGTTCTTGCTTCTGTGCAACGGCAAGCCCTTGGCGTTGTATGACCATCGGGACACTGCCGAGTACGAGATGCACATCTGCTTGCAAGGTGATATGTACGAGGGTGTCGAGAACAAGTACCGCATCAAGACTATGGGTGTAGTCACCCACGCATACGAGGAGAACTAATCATGCACTGGAACTATCGCATCGTAAACACCAAGTCCGAGAATGGCGGTGAGGATTGGTACTGTCTGCAAGAAGTTTATTACAACAAAGACGACACCCCTTACGCCTACTGCGCACCATGCACAGGTTCCGAGGACATGGAGTCCCTCAAGGATGTATGGCACATGGTCAACGAGGCAATCACATTGCCTCCATTGCAGGAAGAAGACTTTGTGAAATATCAGGAGGATGAGGAATGAAAGTCAGAGACATACGCAAGCGTAGAGCCAAGAGCAAGTACCAATCCAATGGTGCGTTCAGCTTCTTACGCCTGAGTCAGACCAAGCGTTGCCGCACCTACGAGGAGGGATGCTTCATCTGTGACCCGTGGCACTTCTACGACACGCACAAGCGTTTCCCTACATGGCATGAACTGATGGATGGAGGAGTTCTTAAATGAAAAGCTACAAACCCCACTGCCGCAACTGCGACGAAGAGTACGCCACGGAGAGGTGGAAGCTTGGTTATAAACACTGTATGCCATGTGGTGAGAAACTCTCGCATGACGCAGTGCGCACAGTCGTGCCTATGCACAAGTCCAACTACATGATGATCACCGACATGGCTGATCTCAAGGGTATCAACAACAAGGGAGGGCTACACCGATGAGAACTTACAAAGGAGTAGACGACAGTTTCGCCTACATGGAGGCGGTGTTCATGCCCATAGACAGGGACAAGCCTAACCTGCCGTTCAGCGAGTACATCACTGAGCATGGACTGCATCCGATCATGCGGAGAGACGCAAGGAGTGACCATCATTACTTCGCCAAATATAGTATCCCACGAAAGGATGGGATGATGGAAGTGTCAGTCATCAGCGGTTCGATGTTCTACTGTACGCCCAATGCGCCATACGAGGTGTCGGTGAACGGAGACGAGCCACTTGACCGCTTGACTGATGAAGACCTAATGATTTTGTTAGCAAAGATAATTGCAGGAGGTGATCATGGGATACAGGAGTGATGTGGCATACACGATTCGGTTCGTGGATGACCACGACACCAACAACGAGCAGTCGTTCTATACATTCTTAGCGGAAGCCAAGAGTAACCCCAAGTGCCAGATCGCATTAGCGGAGGTGGAGATCGACCACATGAAGCAGATGTTCTTCTTTACTGCCGATGATGTGAAGTGGTACGAGAGTTACCCCGATGTTGCGAGTCACATGGCGTTGGTGGAACTAGCGGAGGAGTGGGTGAGCGAGTGCCACAAGCAAGCACTTCACTGCAAGATAGGCGTTGTGTTCCTGCGTGTAGGAGAAGAGTCAGGAGACATAGAGGAGCGCGCGCATGGCGAGTATGGTTACCACTGGATACAGATCGAGCGAAAGATTCATACAGACTGGTAATAAAAAAAGTTGAGTAAACCCCTTGACTCAAAGGTCAAGTTGTGTTATACTTATAGCTAGTGGGAAGAGTTTTTTAACTAGCCCACTATTTAGAAACCCACGCATCAGTGGGATTTGTTTTCAACCAAAGGAGAGAGTTATGGAATTACATAAACCCGATCACCTCATCAGCCTTGCTTCATCAGCAGTCCTCGTGAGCGTGGATGTCAATGTATGGTCAGCGACGAAGCAAGACCGCATCATCAGCAATGAAGTTACTGCATCAAAGAATGCAGACAAGAGCGCAGGTCGCTACGTCAAGAACCTCTTGGCAGATCACCCTCGTCACAAGGCGATCGTCAACTATCGGCAGACTATCTATAACTGGGTCAAGCGCAGAACTTATAGATGGAACAACTCGCAGGACTTATTGCCGTCTGTGGATATGCCCAAGTTCAAGCAAGAGTATCACGCACATCAGGCGGCATTCAACACCCTGCTTGGCGACTTCATCCTTGCCTACGATAGCATTGTCTCTGACATGGCGTTCAAGCAAGGCGATATGTTCGATCGCAATGACTACCCCGCTAAAGAGCAACTGGTATCTAAGTTCGGTGTCCAGCTTTTCGTGTCGGAAGTTCCCATGTCGGACTTTCGCTGTGGCATAGCGTCAGACATCGCTGAGGATTTGTTTGCTACATACAGTCAACAAGCTCAGGAAATAGTATCTCACGTCATGGTGGAGCAACAAACAAGGTTCATCGAAGTTATGAAATCGATCAGCCATTGCTGTGGTGTAGACGATGTTGGCATTGATGACAACACTGGCGAAACCAAGACCAAGAAGCGTAAGATATACGACACGACCATACAGAAAGCCAAAGAAATGTGCGATACATTCAAGGGCTTCAATCTCAGCGGTGATCCAGATCTGGAAGAGGCTCGGGCATCGCTAGAGAAAGCATTGAGTGGTGTAACGGCAGAGGACATTCGTGAGTCCGATGCGGTGCGTCACGCAGTGAAGGAGGATATCGACGACATCCTCGGTAAATTTAGTTCGTTCAAGTGTGTGTAAGTAATAATAAATCCGTCTAGTAACCATTCAGTTAAGAAAGTATCTAATCATGTCTAAAGTTCAAACAGTCGAAACAGTTTCAATCAACGAACTGCGTAAGATCATTCCCCTAATAGCTTCAGAAATCACACCTGTCATTCAGTCAGAACCAGGTTGTGGCAAGACTTCTCTGTTGGCTATGATTGCCGCTGACAATGGCGACAAGTGGCGTAGCCCTGCCGATGGCATGAGCATCGCAGGTGACAAGTACGACTACATCTACATCGACTGCCCCGTCAAGGATATGTCAGACATCGGTATGACTATTCCCAATCATGCGACTCAAACCCTTGAGTACTACGTCTCAAGCCTCTTCAACTTGAACGACCCCAAGCCTAAGGTTATCTTGGCTGACGAGTTCATGAAGTCACCTAAGCTATTGCAGGTAGTTTTCACTAGGTTGTTTCTTGAGCGAATGGCAGGTGACAAGCCACTGCCCCGTGGGTCTCTAGTTTTTGCAACATCGAACAATGCAGGTGATGGCGTGGGTGACTCCATGCTTGCCCATGCAGGTAATCGTGTTTGCATCATGCGCATGGCGAAGCCCAATGTGAACGAGTGGTTGCAATGGGCATCAGAGAATAGTATCTCTCGTGTCATTCGCGCATCGGTGGCGATGTTCCCTCGTTGCTTGGCGTCGTACACCACAGGTGATCAGAACGATAACCCATACATCTTCAAACCATCTATGAGTTCATTATCGTTCGTGTCCCCTCGTTCGTTGGCGAAGGCCGATGTGATCGTGCGCAATCGTGATGCGATCGGTGAGAACGGCACGAAGGTGGCGTTGGCTGGTACTGTCGGTGCGTCATTCGCGGCAGACATGGCGGCATTCATATCAATGGAGAAATCATTGATCGATGTGAAGGACATCGTCAAAGCACCCGAGAGCATTGATATGCCGAGAGACATCAGCGCGCAGTTAATGATCATGTTTCAGGCAGTAGATGTATTGGAGACGCAAGACCAACTGACCAAGTTCATGGCGTTCGTTGAGCGTATTCCCTCATCCGAGGTACAAGGCGTGTTCTTCACAATGATGATGCGCAATACGAAGTCCATTCGCTTGGCTCGCAACAATGCCAAGATCGCTGAGTGGGCTAAGAACAACCACGAGTTGTTCTAAAACTTAACCCCACGACACCGTGGGTTCTTATTTACATGGAGATTGATATGACATTCAGTATCGCTGAGTTGTTTCTATTGGCATGGGCTATCGTTGCGTCACTTGGCTACGGCTATGTGAACGGCAAGTTCCGCCAACACAAACACATTACGAGTGAGTTACTCGTCAAGATTGCCAAGGGCAAGATCGAAGTTATCGAGACCGATGACTTCATCGAGTTCAAGGAGGTGTGATGATGATGACTCGATACGAGAAGTTTGAGAGAGTAGTGTTGCTGTTAGCAATGATTGTTTTATTGTTAGATTTGTTTTATTGGAGACCATGATGAGCAAGCAAGAAACCCGAATCAAGCGTGGACACATCGCGCTTATGAAACACCCACAAACTGCCCTGTACTCAGGCGTTATGTTGATGGGGACATCCGCAGTCGAGGAAGGCGTACCTACCGCATACACCGATGGTGTCAACAAGAAGTATGGTCGCAAGTTCTTGGAGAGTATTCTCAGCGAGAGCAAGGTGCGTGGTCTCATCCTCCATGAGAATCTCCATGTAGCCTTGAAGCAGGTCGTGTTCGGTCGAGCCATGTTCTTGGAGAACCGCAAGATGGCTAACCTAGCGGCAGACTTTGTTGTGAACGACATCATCGTCAACATTGATGGGACTATTGCAGGAACAAGCGAGCGTCTTGTCGAGTTGCCCGATGGTGCGATCTATGACCCGATGTTCCACGATTGGTCTATGCGTGAGGTATACAACTATCTCAAGAAGCACGCCAAGAAAGGCGGTGGCGGAGGTCAAGGCGGTAAGGGTCAAGGTAATCCCCCACCATCGGGTGGGACACAATCTAACGACGACGATGACATGGATGGAGATACAGTCACAGTCAACGGCAAGACCTATGACATTTCTCAGGCAGACGAGCACGACTTCATTGGCCGTGAGGTGTCAGCCGAGGAAGCTAAGGAAATCTTAGACGACATCGACAAAGCGTTGCGTGAAGGCGGGATGCTTGCAGGTCGCATGGGTGCGAAGATTCCTAGAGTTATCTCTGACCTGCTTGAACCCAAGGTTGACTGGCGTGATGCGTTGCGTGAGTTCGTCTCTTCATCGACTAAGGGTAACGATGAGTTCACATGGCGTCGCATGAACAAGCGTCAGATGGCTAATGATATTTATCTACCAAGCGTGATGAACGAGAGCATTGGCGAGATCATCGTAGCCATCGATACATCAGGCTCGATAGGTGGGGCAGAGATAACCGAGTTCGCTACCGAACTGGTTTCTATTTGCGAGGTCTGTCAGCCCGAAGTCGTTCGTGTTCTTTGGTGGGATACCGAGGTGCATGGTGAGCAAGTCTTTAAAGACAACTACTCCGACATTGCCAAAATGCTCAAGCCTTTGGGTGGTGGCGGAACTAAGGTCTCATGTGTCAGTGAGTATGTAAACAAGCACAAGCTCAATGCTGAATGTGTCCTAGTGTTCACCGATGGATATGTAGAGGGTGACATCAAGTGGAACATTTCTAGCCCAACCCTGTGGATGGTTACTCAGCGCCGTGACTTCATTCCGCCTGTGGGTAAGAAGGTTATGTTCGGTGATGAATGAACTGTGGTTGTTAACAACTTCAAC